CCCTCAACCCGTTGTTACCCCTCAACCCGTTGTTACCCCTCAACCCGTTGTTACCCCTCAACCCGTTGTTACCCCTGAACCAGATTTGTACGGGGAATCCGACGAACTTATAATTAATTTAAACCACCCCGAACTCACTAAATTCCCGAAATACGTAACTAAAAGGGCTAAAACCGAGTTCATAGCAATTTTACAGCAATACAAGCTTGCAGGAGTGTCCTCGGTAATGGATGCTAACAGCTTAATCGTGTACTGCAACTGTATTGCCAGATATCACGAATTTGAAGAAAAATTCGCATCAGGTGAATACAATTTCATTCAAAGATCTGAAAAAGGTAGAACTAGGTCACCAGAGGCGGCCATGCACAGCGAAAACATATCTAGGATAAGTGTCTTAGGGTCGCAACTTGGAGTAACCCCGAACAGCCGCAAACGAATAGAAATGCAAGTGAAAGAAAATAAAGAGAGTGCATTAGATAAGCTTTTAGCTTCAAGAAATAAATAACATGCAGATTTTTGACAACTACGTATCTGGTGTAAAATCGGGTAAAATCGTTGCATGTAAATATGTAAAACTCGCAATAGCTAGGCACGAAAGAGACTTGCTTAGGGGTGATGTGTATTTTGATAGATCCGAAGTTCAATTTGCTTTAGATTTCTTTCAGTTGCTTAACTTAATACCCAACATAAATAATTTTGTGCCTTTCGTATTAGAGCCTTTTCAAGCCTTTATCGTTGGCAGTATTTTGGGGTGGAAAAAAACACAAAACCGAAAGAGAAAGTACGATAGAGCTTACATAGAGGTGGCTAGAAAAAACGGCAAGACTTTCCTATCGGCAGGAATATCTTTATATCTCTTAATAGTTGATAATGAGCCATCCCCAGAAGTGTACATAGCAGCAAACTCTAAGGCACAAGCCTTTATATGTTTTAAGGATGCTAAGGACATGGTTATGAGTTCACCAGCACTAGTTGAGTTGATTAAGATTAGGCAGTTTCACATGAGCATTGACCACCCCATTAACGGGATGTATAAGTACCTTTCTGCCGACAGCAAAAAGCACGACGGGTTAAGGCCGCACTGTGCTGTACTCGATGAGATACATGAATACAAAACTAATGCCTTGCACAACATATTTGCTTCGGCAATGGGCAACAGGGAGCAGCCTCTTATATTAATGATAACTACCGCAGGATTCAATAAAACTTTCTGGTGTTACCGAGATCAAAGAAAGTTTATCATAAACATATTAGAGCAAACGCTTGAATCTGATAACGTATTCGGCATAATTTACACTTTAGATGTGGGGGACGATTACAGGAACCCTGATGTGTGGATTAAAAGTAACCCGAACTTAGGCGTTTCGGTTAGAAGGGAATACCTCAAACAAGAGGTACGAACGGCGGAAATTAAACCCTCCGACAGAGTAGCCATACTTACCAAGAACTTCAACATTTGGATGGATGCAGCATTAATTTGGATAGATTCGCAAACGTGGAGAAAGCACGGCGAATTTATACCCGATGAGGATTTAGTAGGTTTGTCGTGTTTTGGTGGGGCCGACCTTAGTTACACGATGGACATAACGTGTTACACCCTAACTTTTACTTTAGCTAACGGACGTAAATATTTAAGACACAGGTTTTTCGTACCGAAAGATTCGGCGTATAAAAGGCAAGAAGCTACGGGCATTCCTTACCTAGACTGGATTAAAGAGGGACATTTGATTGCTTGTGACGGAACCACAATTGATTATGACATACTTAAAACTAACATACTAGACGACTTTAATAAATTTGATTTTACTACGATGGGTTTTGACCCCTATAACGCCCACCACATCATGCAAGAACTTAATGCCGAGATACCAAAGATTAATGTGAAAGTTAATGATAAGTGGAGTAAGATAGATAGGATTTACACCATATCACAAAGTTTTAAAAGTATATCCCCCACAGCTAAGGAGTTTGAAAGGATGTCATTAGCCGAAAATCAAGAGTTCCAGCACGACAACAACCCAGTTATGGCGTGGATGGTGTCGAATGTAGTATTAAGAATGGATAGTGATGGGAATATTAAACCCGACAAGGGTAAGAGTGAGGAGAAAATAGACGGCGTAATAAGTTCTCTACTATCACTCGAACAAGATTTATTTTGGAGAGATAAAGAAATACGAAAAACTTCGATATATGAAGGCAGAAAACCGACAATTTTATAGTATATATAAAAACAAATATCTATATTTGCCGACATGACCTTAACGCCCAAGATAAGAACAAACCTGACAGGACAAAACTCTTTTTTTAGGGGAGGTAAAACGGCTATGCCTGACACCTCTTTTGAGAGAGGTGAGGGTATAACCCAAGCTGCAATGTTTGAGCAGGGGGGTTTCTTTGATGTTCTTTCTAGCGGGGAAAGTTCATCAGGAGTAGGGGCGTGGAGGCTTGGCGTAGTATATAGGTGTGTAGCAGTGATATCCGAAACTATAGCCGCTTTAAACTTCACCCTCATTGAACGAACAAAAGACGGTTCTAGTTTCTTAGCTGAAAAGTACAAAGGGTTTAATTTATATGCCACAGACCCAAATAAGCATATTACATGGTTTGAGTTTTTTTCTTCTTTGATGGCCGAAGCATTAACAGAGGGTAACGGCTACGCTTTAATAATTCGAAATTCGGAAGGCTATGTAAAAGAACTTAGAATACTTTCAAGGGGTGAGTGTTCGCCCTACGTAGAAAAGTTTATTGACACTAGCGTAAGAATAACATACAGTGTAGGAGGTAAAATGTACTCCGAAAACGATGTAATACACATAAAGTCACTAGGTTCAGATGGGTACGTAGGTGAAAGTGTTTTAACTCTAGCTAGAAAGTCCGTACAAGGGGGGCTATCTCAACAAGAGTTTAATTACAACATGTTCAAGAACGGTCTCAACTTACAAGGTACACTTGAAGCCCCCGCCACACTAAGTGAAACGGCAATGAAGCACTTAAAAGAGGCGATGAAAGATTTTAAAGGGGCTAAGAATTCTAGCGGTACTATGATACTAGAAGAAGGGTTAAAATACAATCGCATGAGCGTTAACCCTATAGACGCACAGTTCATAGAAAACCGTAGATTCACCGTTGAGGATATATGTAGATTTTACGGCGTGCCGCTACATAAAGCTATGAACTTAGACCGTGCTACGAACAATAATATAGAGCATCAGGATTTAGAATTTTACAAGTCTTGTATAATGCCGTGGGTGGTTCGTACCGAACAACATTTTGATAAGAAAATACTCACAGATTTTGAGCGAAGAAAATATTCACACAGATTTGACATAACAGAACTACTAAGAGCGGACGCCAAAGGTAGGGCAGAATTATATAACTCACTATTTGCCAAAGGGGCGATTACTCCTAACGAAATAAGGAGGAGAGAAAATATGAATCCTACAGGAGAAGACGTATCGAATAAAACGTATATGCAGTTGGCCATGAGTGAAGTTTCTAAGCTAGACCAAAACCGTAGAGGAATTAAAAACAAAAATAAAGATGAAAAAGATACTAACGGGGACGCAAACTAGAACCTACGACATACCCGCACTTGAAAGGGCTATGAAAGATGATAAAGCAGCATATTTCAAAGGGCGTTCAGTAGTTTTTAATAGTTGGAGCGGAAACCTAGGAGGTTTCAAAGAGATAATATATTCTGGTGCCGCTGACGGGGCGTTGATGGATAGAGCAATAGCAGTATTCAATCACAACGAGAATTTACTCTTAGCCACAGTTAAAGCAGGCACATTGAGAGCGAGCGTAAACGATTTGGGTATAGACGTAGAGATTGATGAGGCGGACACAGCGATAAGCAGGGATTGTTCTGTTTGGGTTTCTAGGGGGGAGATTGATAGTATGAGTTTTAAGTTTTTGATTGATGCTAACGACGACCTAGCTACGGAATGGAAATACAACAACGAAGAAGGTATTTACGAGCATCACATACGTAAAATTGCAGAAATATTAGATTTCTCATTAGTAACTAGGGCGGCGTATGAAGCTACTACGGCTTCACTAAGTAGGGGTATAGATATAGAGGCGGTCAAGGAGCGTTTTACGCCAGAAAAAAACGAAAATCAGGCGGTTTTATCTCGCCAATTTGCAATAGATAGGGCGAGATTTAGAACTCGTAATGTACCGAAATTTTAACATTAATAAAAATGAAAAAAACAGTAATTGAATTAAAACGAGCTTTAGAAACAGCTCAAAAAGACCTAAAAGTATTATCACGCTCGATTGACGCTAAGTCGGCGACAGAGGAGCAAATGGAGGATATGAAAGGTATGGAGCTGCAAGTTGAAACTTTAGAGAGACAGCTTAAAATAGAGGAGCGTTCGGAAAAAGCCGAACTAGAGGCGGCAGCACAATCTTTCCAAGAAGAGAAAGTTTTAAGCCCAGAACAGCAGGCGACTAAGGATGAAGCCCTACAACGTAAAGTATTTAAAACGTACCTAAGAAGTGGTTCTTTAGAAAGTTTAACGGCCGAAGAAACTAAAGAATATAGGGGGGCAATCCAAAGGGGGCAAGTAATTGGTGTTGATGGCAGGGGAGGTTTTTCTACTCCTGAATATTTCAGCAGTAAGCTTATAGAATCGCTAAAAGATTCTACAGGGGCTATGGAACTGGTTGACCTGTTGGTTACTAGTGACGGTAATCCGATTAACTTCACGGAACAGTCGGATATAGCCAACATTGCAGTTCCAATAGCAGAAGCTACGGCAGCAGCAGAAGACGAATTGACTTTTAAAAGAATAACTATCGGAGCCAAGAAGTTTACGTCTAAGCTTTTTAGGGTTTCGAGCGAGTTGATTACTGATTCTATAATTGACATAGAAGCACACATTGCAAAGATAATCAGACAAAGATTTTCAAGAGCCATAAATCAATACGCAACAAAAGGGTTGGGGACAGCGGACGAACCTAGAGGTTTTGCCTTACTACCCTCCACTTTTCAAACGCAAACTATGGCGGTAGCTACTGCGGTAGCGTATGACGAGTTAGTCGATTTACAGTCTAAATTAGACCCTGCATACTTTAAAAATGGTAACGTACATTGGACTTTTAGTCAACTTACCGAAGCGGCTTTAATGAAAATTAAAGACACTACTGGGCAACCAATATGGTCTCGTGGAGATATAACAAAAAAAGCACCTTCTACGCTTTTGGGAATTCCTATTGTTATCAATAACGACATGAGTTCTATAGGTACAGCTAACAGCACGATCATAGCCATAGGCGACTTTAAGGCTGCATACATGTTCAGATTAGTTAATGGGGTGGCGATTAAAAAATCGGACGACAGATACATGGAATCAGACGAAGTGGGTTTTGTTGCGTTTGCTAGAATGGATGGAAACATTATGGACACGGAGGCGTTAAAACTTTTGGTTAGTCCAGTTTAACCTCAACCAAACTGAAAGGTGTAAAAGCCTTTCAGTTTTTTAAAAAACTAAACATGAAAGTATTAATTACCGCCGTTTTTTCAGGAACTTTCGTAACAGGAGAAACTTACGAACTTGACGATGCAACAGCAAACCGTTTAATTTCGGCTAATTTGGGGGTGCAAGTATTCCCAAACGAATCAAGTGTACAAAGTGTACGAACATCTGTAAAAAAAGCTAAATAACATGAAAGTAAAAGGCACGGGTTTGGGCGTTTACGCAGCCAACATTGAGTTTGATATCCAAGAATCTGCGTTAGATAAATATCTTAGTAAGAATCACGTAGTTATAGCCTACAGGAAAAAAACGGCTAAAGTAACTAAAGAAAAAATCGAAACAAAAGGCGAGGCAAACGAAACGGAATAATGGACATAAACCAGTGGACACAGGTATCAGTTAATCACGTACCGCCTACTATAGCGTTCCTTTGTAATTGGATTAAAATCCAAGAAACAGACGATGACGACTTAGTTAGGTTTCTTTGGTCCGCATCTATGGATTGGGTTCATGAATTTTGTAAATGTTTTGTTTTCGGGCATACGATAAGAAGGCAGTATGACAAGGGCGAAAATATAACAGTAGATGGGATAAGAATCGCTAATGTATTGGTTCAGTTATTTGACATTAATTTAGCGGCGGTTCAAACTTTGGTTTTAGATACCGACTACACAATAGAAAAAAAGACCTACGGCATAAATATATGTATAGATTCAAAATTTGAATATGTAGTTGATACGAAGCTAACAGTAACGCTTAACGTCGGGTACACTTTGGTTCCTGAAAGCGTAAGAGTTGCAGCGTTATTGAAATTTTCGTCACTATACAACAATAGGGACGAGACTGTTCAGGAAAGACTAACAGCAGCCGAAAAGTTATTGATACCACACAAAATATACGACTTAATGTAATGCAATCAGGAGAATTTGATATAAAGTTAGCCATATATAATTTCGACCCTAATCAATTTGATGCGACGGGGCATAGGGGGGTTTATAATTTTAATCGTAATGCTTGGGTCAATGCACAGTACCTAGAAACGATAAAAGATAATGCGGTTGAAACGCCTAAATCTCACGACAGTAGCATGGCGATTGTTAGGTTCACTTTTAGGCGGTTTACAGGCCAAGTACACATAAGCAGCGATATTTTTCTCGTTAACGGGGTTTGGTACGAAACTGTAGGAGAGCCTATTTATCACAGCAGGTATTTAGTTTACGTAAACGCTAAAACTAGAAGCGACATTGTATGAGAATAGGACACGTAGTTTATGATGTATCGAACTTTCAAAAAGACCTACTAAGGGAAGCTAAGGACGCTAGAAAAGACACTAAAAAAGCTTTGAAAGCGGCAGCAAATGTTTTAGAAAGGGCTTTAAAAATTACAACCCCTAACTCGTTAAGGTCGGGTAGAACAAGTAAAGTTTCATCACTTAGAAACAGAAAAAAGTGGGGAATATTACGTAATGCATTGGGGACGTATGACACTAAGCAAAGCAGGTTAAAATCGAACGAAGTGGAGGGGGTTAACGTTGGATATTTGAAGTCTAAACAACTTAAATATTTCGTAGCTAGATTCTTAGATACAGGGGCGTTTAATAAGAGGAGCGGTAAGTTTGAAAAGTATTATGAGGGGTATGTTAGACGAACTGAAAAATTAGCGGCACCCCTAATAAAATCTACTTTCGATCAAAACTTAGATATACTTATATCGAATAGAATATCTAAAATAGCGAATAAATGGACGAGATAATAGTATCACGCTTCAACGGAGATGTTGAGTTGCAAAACGAATTTTGCAGTTTGAGCCCTGAAATAGCTAAGATAGGTGTACCGTATCCGTGGGTAACTTACAGTATAGAGGAAGACGTAGCCGAAGCTTGTGCCTCGGGAGATAAGTATTCTCAATTTAATCTGGATTTTTTGGTTGAGACCAAAACAAAAGAGCAGGGAATAAGAATAAGGAAAAGGATTAGAACTATATTCGATAACTGGAACGCAGTAAAGTTTACAGGCTATTCAGATTCGTGGGAAAAAACCACAAAATCATACGTACAAATGGTAACTTTTAAAATATTAAAAACATGGTAACAGAAGTAATTTACGGTACAGATGTACAAGCTTTTATGAATGGCACATTAATAGCTTGTGGACAATCTATTTCATTAAAATCTACTAGAAAAGAAATTGCGGTAACTTGTGCAGGAACGGGGGACACGGAAAGGTCGAGAGTAGGTAAAATGAAACACACTTTTACAATACAAGGACTTTGGAGAGTTGCACCCGCAGCACTATATGCAGCCAACGTAGATACGTATAAGATGTGGGATTTATTTTTGAAAGGCGAAGAGGTTACTATAGAATTCAAGCGTAGTGCCACAATAGGCGATTTCAAAGATGGAGACGTAACTTACACAGGTATAGGGTACATCAAAGATATGGGTATGGATGCACAGTTAGACGAAGCGGGAAAGACCGATTTATCAGGAATGTTTAACTCTTTAGAATTAGATAAGACCCCAGCACCAATAGGTAATTAAATCATAAACCCTCTAGCTAAAACTAGAGGGTTTGACAAACGTACAAAATGGAAAAAACACGTTCTAAAAACTATATACAGATAAATATAGGAGGACAGATACGAAGACTCACAATAGGAATGAGAGTAAGCGAGTTTATTGCATCTGAAATACCGAAAGGTGTAGAGGGATTCAATATGCATGCTAGGTACATAAAAGTAATGTACATAGGACTGAAAAACCCACAAAATTCACTGCCTGAAAACTATTCAGAGGATGTAGTTGTAGAGTGGATTGATTCTATGTCTATGGATGAGTGGGAAGTTGTAAGAGGTTTCATAGACGAATCTTTGGGTTTCATAGTAGCCGACTACATAAACTCTATAGAGCGAATGGCGAAGAGCATAGACTTGGCAAATCTAGTATAGAAGAATCTGACGGATTGAGTTTTAATGACTTTGATAACGTTCTGATGGCGGCAGCAGAAATGGGGCTTAACTTACAGTCTGATGAATTTTGGGAGCTGCGTCCCGACAATTTTATGACTATGTATCTGGGATTCAGAACTTCGCAGCAAAACGGTACTTTCGCAATTCGTAGATTGATGTCGATTGTTATGGCGGCAGCGGGCAGCCCAATGACCGAAGAAAAAATATTGCCGTTGCCTTTAATCGACTCCACACCAAAAAAGGAGATTAAAACGCTACAACCGACACCCGAACAGATAGCTAAAATCGAGAAAGATTTTAGAGAAAGACAGGAACGAAAAAAACTAAAGAAATAATATGCCTACAGTACTTAAACTTTCCGCAAACGCCGAACAATTCATAAAAGAAATGGAGCGGGCTAGTGGGGCTTTAGGTAAATTCACCGCTCGGATGAATCTTGACATGGCTAAGGCCTATTCTAAGGTAGATCAAGTGTCTAGCCAAATGGAGCGAGGCTTTGGGCGGATATCTAACTCTCTTAAATCTTTCAGCGTAGCAGGTTTCTTCGGAATTACCGTACCTTTAGGCTTAGCTGCACGATTTGGTTCAGAAGCTTTTGCTCAATATGACGGACTTAAAAAAGCATTAAGTACTTTAGAACCTACACTTGCAGGGGTAAACACGAGGTTAGAAGCTTTACGAGTTATAGCTAAAGAGCCTGGAATAGGGTTTCAAGAGGCTATACAGGGGGAAGTTAGGCTTCGTTCAGTGGGGTTGTCCGTGAAAGAAACTACAGGCATATTAAGGGAGTTTGCCAATGCCGTAGCTACTACGGGAGGAGGTAAAACCCAGCTTAACGAGATAACCTATCAAATGGGGCAAATGGCCGCAAAAGGTAAAGTTTTATCCCAAGATTTAAGACCCATAATTGAAGCCGCACCAGCGGTAAGTAAGGCACTACAAAAACTGTTTGGAACAGTTTCATCCGAAGAGATATCTAACCAACTAACCGCAAAAGGGCAGAATTCAAAAGACTTTATAAGGCAGATAGTTGCCGAATTAGAGAAAGCTCCGAGAGTTACTGGCGGTTGGAGAACTCAATTAGATAACACGGCCGATTCAATATTTGTAATGAGTTCACGTATTTTCGAAGCAACTGATAAACTATATAACCTCCAAGGAGGCTTATCGGCAATTACTACGAGTTTAGAGTCTGGGGTTTCGAGTTTCCTCGGTATGTCCGAAGGTATGCAAAAACTTACTTTAGGGGTAGTTGGGTTCATTGCAGTAGCACCTTTGGCTGCGTATGCTGTAGCTAAGTTAATAGATGTATTTACAGGATTAACATCAAAGTTGCTAACCACTAGGGGGGCTATTGGTGCGGCAACAGTGGCTTTAACTTTTATGATTGGGGTTTATGCCCAACACTCGGCACAGATTAAAGAATTCACCGAGCAAACTAAAAGTTTGAATGAGGTTAGGGCAGATGCAGTAGCTAAGACTAATCAAGAAACTACTAAAATGGCGTCTTTAGTGTCTGCGATAAAGGAAACTAAAGTAGGTTCAGAAGAGTACTTAGAACTTAAAAGGCAAATACTAAGTATAGCACCATCTTTCAACAAGTTCTTAACGGACACTACAGCTAATTTTAAAGGGTTGGCGGCAGCGGCTAAAAGCTATGCAGACAACTTAATAAACGTGGCAGAGGCAGACGAATTAGTCGCCAAAATAAGTAAAAACACATCTACAATTGAAAAATTGGATAAAGACCCTAACGGGTCGGCTTCAATACTAGATTCTTTCGTGGAAGGTACCACTTCGGTTTTAACAGTAGGCGTTCCGTCAATCGCTAAAAGTTTAGTTGTTCCACAGTTTCTTGATTCTAATTTTAGTGCGATTAAAAGGGCTGTAAATGAATCAATAAAAGATTATAACGATAGACTTAAAAGTTTAGCCGAGGACAGAAAATATCAACTAGAACTTGCCAATATAAGGTACAGAAAACAACTTGAAGATGTATCTAAAAAAATAGTTACGGCTCCCATAAATGCTCCTACAAGTACCCCTAAAAACCCTAATAAAGATAAAACAACCGAACAGGCCGAACAGGCCGAAAAAAAACAAAAAAAAGTACTAGACGATAGAATAGCCGCGGCTAAAGAGTTGCGACAAAAACAAGAGGAACTTAGGGCAGAAGTTTTATCTCAATTAGGTGAAGGGGAGTTAGGTGCCGCAACTAAAGGTGTAGCTAAAAGCATCATAGACGACATAAACAAGCTTACGGAGTTAGATAGTGCCATGTCTAAACTTAGAATTAAGGTCATAAAAAACCGAACTGGAACATTAACTGAAATACAAAGTTTGGAGGGCAGTATATCGGGACTAGAGGATAGAATGGCTAAGAGATTAGAAGACTTAACCGAATCAGCGGATAAGAAAATAGCTAAAGGGCTTCAAAAAGATAAAAAGGATCGGGATAAAAAGATAGCCGAACTCGAAAAAGATAAAGCCGACAAAGAGAGAGATATAGAAGATTTAAGAGCCGAACAAGAAAGGCTTCTTAACACGGCGGCCGCTGACGTTGCTTCGGGCTTCATAGCACAGCTAACTAACGAAGAATCACAAGGCTTTAAAAAGGCTTTAAAAAGGCAATTGGCTGCACTGGGCGATTATGCGGTACAATTAGGACTAAAATACGCGGTAATAATAAAGCTTCAAAAAGCTTTGTTTGCAGGAAACCCAACACTAGGACAAGCTTACGCACTAATTGCGGGGGGTGTTGCATTAAAAGCCGCCTCCTCTTCTATACAGATAAACAGATTAGCCCGAGGAGGAGTAACTTCTAACCCCATATTCACCATACTTGGCGACAATCCAAGCGGAAAAGAAATGGCACTACCGTTTGAGAGAAATCAAGAATTTGCATCAGATATAGCCAAGTTTTTAGGTGGAAATTCTACTGAAAGTCCGCAGCAACTTGTGGCTACGGTTACGGGCAAACAGATAGATATGGTACTAACTAGATATAAGAATGGCAATTAAGTGGTACGGTACGTTTGAACAAGAAACGGTAGAAGGCACGGAGTCAAAAAAACTATCACTTACGATAGAGCTAACCGACTATGTAGGACTACCAACAGACGTATGTTTTGGGAAAGACGCTTTTGTAGAACGAACGCAAAGTTCAGACGAGAAAGGTTTTGGCGTTCACGCTTGTAACTACGAGATTAAAATATTAGGTGACGATACACTTACGGCAAAAGACATATATGTTGAAAGCCCTATCAGAACTAGAGTTTATCTTAAAGATTACTTAACAGACCAAACACTTAGGTCGGGTTTTCTTATTGCAGAAGACGTTAAAGAGGCTTATGAAGACGGATTAAGAATTATAAGCGTATCGGCAAATGACGGTTTAGAACTGTTAAGAACTACGGATTTTGAAATAGACGGCATAGGCAAAAGAGCAACGGGAACTAAAACGTTGTTTGCTATCGTTCAATATTGTTTATCAAGAACGTTGTTAGACTTAAACATTGTTACTTCATACCCCTACCATAAATCGGGTGAGGTACTAACACAAAACGATTGTTTTTTAAAGAAGTATAAGGTACACAGTGACATATTCGATAATTTAAATTGTTTCGAAGTGTTAGAACGAATATGTTCTACACTATCGCTACGCATAGAGCAGGTCAACAATGAGTGGTATGTTGTTCACGCATTCCCTTTTGATGGGGTGAATAGATTTTTTCAACGCTTTAACGCTTCGGGAGTACTAATAACTACAGGTTCATGGCTTACGGAAGTGGTTGCGGAGTATGGCAGCCTTTACATGCCATCAGACGGCAACATGACTATAGTTCAGGCAGTTAAAGAAGTCGTTACTGAACTAGACATCTTGAAACAAAACACTAACTTAATACCTAACGGGTATTTTGAAAACGGTATATCTGGGTGGGCTAATTGGAGAGGCAACCACCCAATAGATAGTTACGAATTAGGAGGTTTAAACACTAAAAAAGACCCCAACTATTTACAGATAAACGGATACCAACCTAAGAATTTAGCCGATAATAAAACTATCGGAGGTATGACTATAAGTCCCCCAATCACGCTAATGGATTACGGCGAAGACCCAAGGGAGGCACTTGATTTTTCTCTTCGTTTTACAGGTAAAGTGAAAGGTAAAAACGTCCAGAAAGCGTACTTAGGTTTAGTACTAAACATGGAGACTGACATATCGGCTAACAGTCCGAATACTACGCTATTCAAATATGTGACAATGTTCATAGACGGCAGCGGGAACTTGAACAGATTAGTAACTTCAATAGACGATTCACTATTCGCATTGGGTGGGGTGGGGGCAATAATAACTTTCGCCAAAAAGAAATTTTTACCTAATTCGGCAGAATTTGAAATGGTAGATAGTTATGGCAACAATAAAGACACATATACATCTATAAGTATAGACAGCCAACCACTGAACATTAACGCAATAAAAATGAATATTGCGGATAGAGTTTATGGGGGTCAAATCGGTAAAGTATCAATAGACAACATACTAAAAGTAACAGTATCTGTAATACTTTTAGAGGGTTACGGAAAAAAGAAAAACCCAACCGACACCGATAGGTGGGTTAGGTGGGCTGAAAT